CGCTTCATTAAATCCTCAACCGTAGCATAAGCCATTCAAATCACCTCAAAAGTCATGAGGCAGCTACATGCTACCTCATGACAATACTTTCATGCTAAGCACTGCTCTTGGATGCGCGACATAAGGCATTGGCTTGCTTTCAAGGAATACTCTATAGCCTTTGTGATTTGGTTTCTCATCAACATAGGAGAAGAAGTCAAGTGCTTTTACACCATTGAGTAATGTGCTATAAATTCCACCGTAAACAAGTCTAAAGAATCTTGTATTAACCATGTAAACCCTATCTTTGTCAAGATAGTTCACTTTGCTGCCACTACTATCATAAGCACCAAAGTAGGTGTATATTTCTCCTACGCCTCTTATTGTCATAAGATACATACTCTGATTCCTATCGTCAAATTTGGGTTTTATTGAACCAAAATCTGCATTCAGAATATTTAGCTTGGAAGTTATATCTGGATTAAACAACAATGCATCTGCAACGTCTTCTCCGACAAGAATTAAATCAGGTGCTACACCAGTTTTCTTAGAAAAGAGTTTTCTTGCAGCAACCAAGTCTTTCATTGGTTCGGCATTAGCATTGTCCCAAGTTGTATTAACGGTATAGAACATTTCTGAATCAAGTTCAAAATCATGGGTTAGAGTAAATACGCCGTCATTATACGAAATCTTCCCGTCGTATAGTATTTGCCCAAGCATTATCTCAATTCTTCTTGCTATCATGCCCTTCATGAATGCTTGTTTGTCAGCTATTCTCTTTTTGGTTATCGCATTAAGCCTTGCTAAACTGGCTTGTGTATCTGTTGCTGGTGCAGGAACAGCATCAAATGCTTCCTTAAGATCAACATCGTCTTCAAGAGGAATAGAGTAAACATTTACAACCTTCTTTACCCTCTGAGTAGCACTCGATACTGGCACATGGTCATCATGAAAACCTCTCATTGGCGCAGCAGTAAGTGGCAAAGTTTCATATTCATACTCTATGTACTCTATCGGGCTTGAAGATACTTTGCTGTTTCCACCTTTCAGGTTTATGTTACCTATCAGTGCTCTTGTAAGAAAATCTGTATCAACATCCATCACTCTAACAAGCTCAGTAAAATATTGCCAACTTTTCGCTGGTTCAATAGCCATCAGCTATCCCTCCTTCTCAATACTCAGTAACAGTTTCGATCAATATCGCTGGGGCAAGTTTCCAGAAATCATCCGATTCTGGTTTGCCTTTGTAAACAATTTCTATATTGCCAGTGCCACTCGCTGGCGCGTTTGTAAAGCTCAGCGTTTTACCATCAACCGTATAATCAGTGCCCTCAGTCAATACAGTGCCACCAACAGCAACACTTTCAACTTCATAAGCTGTCCTACTCAATGTGAAATCAGTTGTAGCATCATCACCATCAAATGTTTCAGTAAGTTTTATTAGAGCGAATATGTCACCAAATGTGCCTCTAAATGCTATATTAGCTAAACCATTTGCCTCAGCTGCATCGTAAACCACAACACCTATTGGATTTTCAGTGCCATCGCTTGCATCAGGATTGTAAGCTTTTATACTACCATCAGCAGTAACTCTCGCAACTATCTCACCTTCGAAAACGTCCTCGGCAACCGTCAACGGAATTACATCATGTCTTTCAAACCACGCATATCTTGATTTTGGTCTCTCGTAAACCGTGCTCATGTCTCATCAAACCTCCTTTTTGAGATATCCTAATTCCTTCGCATCTTGCATAGCAATGTCTTCAATATTCTCACTTTTACTGCCTTCCATCGCAAAATATTTTTGCTCAAGCTCTACCTTCTCGCTCATGTCAATTATCTTCTCTGCTGCTTCAAGTTTAATTTCACCTGCTTTCACCATTTCAAGAACTTGTTCAACAACTGCTGGTTTGTAACCCTCAGAAACTTTTTTGACTTTAAATGCTTCAAGCTCATACTCTGCTATTTTCTTGTTAAGTTCTTCGATCTCTTTATCTTTCTCTTCAAGCGCAGTTTTGGCTTTTGCAAGCTCCTCCTCAAGCTGTTTTACTCTGGCTTCCAATTCCATGCTATCAACCTCCTGCTCATAATGAAATTCTGGTGGTTCCATATTAAATCGCCTATACAGTCTTGCAAGTTTGTTATAAACAGTCTTTTTCTCATCCCTTGATATATCAACACCTCCACGTGCACCAAGTAAGGCTCGCATAGCAGCAATTACACCGCTTTTGTATATCGTTAACTTGCCATTTTTCAGCTTTGCAAATGGTAATTTATATGCTTCCTTCTTTTCTGGCAATTTACCGCCTTCACGCTTTACATAAGCACATGCCCTTGCCAAACCAGCCCAGCCAAGTTTTTCAATTATCGCATCCGCATCTCTTGCCCAATTCCAATCCCATGAACTCGTTTCATCAACAGGCATCTCAGCAAGCTCAATAACCTCATCCATATTACCGCCTCCAAACATAAATGTTATAGCTTTAGTAACAGCAGCCTTCACAGTTTCAACTAAATCTGAAAACTTAAGTGGCTGCATGTATGGATGCGCAGGTCTATTTGTTAAAGCTACACCAAGAAACACAGCACCAACTTTTTCCCCTGACTTCGGATCAACATATTCAGGCGTAAACTCAGCAGATAAATAATTGAATTTCTTACCTTCAAGCAATTTAACCCCTTCCTCAGTCAAAACCAAATGCACCCATAAACCATCTTCTCTTGCCTCGACATCATCAACATAACCATAACTACCATTCTCGTCATTGTGGCTTATATTAACTGGTGGCTTATAATGTGGCCTTCCTGCTTTAAAATTCTCAGCCATTTGTTTTATCAATTCATGAGTTATCTCTATTTCACCATATACTGCATGATAAAATTTGCCAATAGGTAAGGCGTTATGCCACAAATCATTTTTGTTGAACTTCGTTGTCAGTTCCACCATCATTCTCCACCTCCACACCCATCTTATCCTTCGGAATACCCATTCTCTCATATATCCAAGCCCTTATCGAATTATTCAAGCTCTCTGCTTGATTCATCATTTGCAACACCGCTGCATATCCCTTCATGCTTTCAACGTTTGCATCTTTAATTACAACAAATTCACCATAATCTTCTTGCTCCCCATAATTTAATTCTACCACAAGTTTTGCCAAAGCTCCAACTAAAGGTTTATTTTGCTTGCGTGCCAAACTCTCTATCTCGTCCATAAACGAGTTATATTGCACTTCACCTAAATTGTAAGTGCCAGTTTTCTTAACATTCACCATTAATTCCGGAATACCTAAATGTCTAATAAATGCTCCCAACGCAATATCTATTGCCCTCTCAAATATCTCTCCTGTATCCCTTGGCTCTATTATCTCAACACTCTCTTCTGGATCAATTGCTGCAGATGCTATGTCATACATACTCTTTAGCATCTCAAGCATCTTGTCAGTATCAAGTGATTTACCGATAGCCCAAGGAATACCAAACCTCTCTAAAACCCTACCATAGTTGTATGTAGCAGTTTTCAAAAGCAAATAATACGGATACAGTGAAGCAATTCTTGACTTGCCAAATAAGCCTCTGTTTGGCCTCATGTTATAATAAAACAGCTTCTCCCGCTTTAACACAGCACCATTAAACAATTTGATACCAACAAAGTCACCATTGGAATCAACAAGCATTAACCTATCCTGCGGTGGTATATACACAAACCTCTTTGGAACAAGCTTATCACCTTTATTCGTCCATACGATCTCTGAAATATGATGTCCGTAAACAATGTTATCAGCAAAAGCATCCATCAGTATATTGTTTAAACCACCTTCAACACTATTCAATGCCTTCCATACAAATTCCTCAATCTCTTTGTTTTCATGCTCAAAGCCATTTACCATCAGAGCCATCCATTGCGCTTTCATTTCAACAAATCTTTCTATGTCAGGATCACGATACATTCTTTCAAGCTTGTCAAGCGTTACGTCAAACAGTTCTGACAATAGTATTTTATCTGCATTATAATCGCTAAAATAATTCTCAGGATTGTAAAACTGCTTCATAATCTTCGGAGTTCTGCCCATTCACTATGCCCCCTTCGTAAAACAGAAATCTTTGTTTTCAACGAGGCCCTTGCTTTTTGTAAGTTGTCATAGAACGCTATTGCCATAGCATCTGCAATGTCAGGCGAAAAACCATACTTACGCTTCATTTCATTCTTGTCAGTGAGCTTTATCTTCCCATCTGTATCGATCTCATATTCTCTGCTCGATAAGTGCTGTAATGCAAGTTCATGCTTGGGTAAGCTGATTATTGGGAAGCCATCAGCAGTTGGTTTGAACATGCCCCTTAACCTCCACCATGCTTCAGTTATTGCGTTCCTGAATTGTGCAGAATTAACTGCCTTTGCCTGCGGTATGAATTGATATAGCTTATACCTACGCCTCTCTTTTCTAACCCTGTGTATAAGCGTGTCAAGCACTCCAGCACCAAAACCAACAGCTTCAATCGCAACTATCTTCGCTTTGTAAAGATTGGCTATCTTGTCAACCTCATCAGCAACCTCAACTGTATCAAGCTTAGAATATGTGTAAATCTTCTCGACTACATAACCATTTCGCACAACTATTGCTGTCTTGTCTTTCCCGCTCCTCGCAACATCTACACCAACCACAACATCACCATATACCCGCTCTTCATTCATCATTGCAAGCTCAATCCATGAAGTGGGTATTACATACGTGCCTTCTGCACTTGGAAATTCACCCAATACCCTGATCTTGTACACATCACTATTCACACCATACAGCCTCTCCATTTTCTTTAACCAGTTCTTTGAAACCAGTGGGCTTTCAAGTGAAGAGAACGTATAGCGTGCAAATAAGTCTTTGTCTTCTTGAAACGCACGATAGAAATATCCAGAACTGCGTGTTGGGTTTCCTACCGCTATCAACCTTGCACCTTCATTCGTTAACGCAGAATCAATAACCTCAAACATAGCATCAGATATACCAGAAGCCTCATCAACTATAAACAGCAGGTCCTTGCCATGAAATCCCTGCATATTCTCTGGCTTCCTCGCAGATACCAATGTGGCAAACCATGTCTTTTTATACTTATCATTCCTCGGTATCAGCTTGGAAGCAGTCTTCTCAAACAATCTATTTAAAACATCATTTCTCGCCATCCATAAACTCAATTCAGCCCAAAATACATCACTCAACTGATGCATAGTAGGTGCTGTTATCGGTATCCTACATAATGGCCTTGTAAGCATATACCACAATACTATCCACGATAGTAAAGCAGTCTTACCAGTTCCATGCCCTGATTTTATCACTATGTTGTGTGATTCAGGTAACTCCCTTAACACCTGCTCTTGCTGTGGTGTTGGCTCTACCTTCAACATCTCATGCACAAATAACAATGGGTTGCTCCTATACCTGCTTAAAAACCGTGTAAGCGAATTATCCATCATCTTCACCACGCATCGCTATCTTTACCAGCTCATCATACAAATCACTACCCTTGCCTTTGTTACCCATCTGCTTCAATAACGCACTTAACTGCTTAAACGCTATTATCGGATTCTGCTGACTTGCCCTCGTTATCTTCCTCTGCAAACCAGCCCTATACTTTGCTTCTGCATGCTCCATCAATACCCTGAAATCTTCATAGTCTAACCATTTGTAATATTGCTCTGGCTTTATCATTACCAACGCACAAGCATCTTCTATGCTAACACCATCACTTATATTGTCATATAACTGCTTTACATTGTCCATGTTAAAGTCTGGATCATCTATACTGTCATAGTCTAACGTGTCAAACCATATTTTCAACTTATCACCCCCTATTACACCATCAACTACACTAATTATACCATATCACATAAACTATAATAACATATCGCACTATAAAAATGCAAAATTGCTAAAAAATTTTACAAAATAAGCCTTAAATTGCACCATATATATGCAGTTTTTATGCTTGCGTAAGAAAAGGGATCTTTTGCTTTTTCTCCTTTTTGCTTTTATGAATTTATAGGGGGTATTTATTATGTTTTGCTATTTACTTAGCTATTTACTTTTGCTTTTGCTATAACTAAGCTATTAGCATTAGCAAAGTAAAAACCAATCTAACTATGAAAATATCTATTTTCCTGGGATGATATATTAGTATAGCTTAGTATAATAGCATAGTTATATATAGCATAGATCTATTAGCTTTACTATTTGCTTTACTATGATTATTAATCCTGGGATGATTATATTTGTATTAAAAAGCATAAT